CCGAGAGAACTTAGTAAAGTTTTCTCCGCATCCGTCATGAATTTTCTTGTAGTACTTTCTTCAATCATTGATGCTGGATGAGAAGCCGGATGAGAGTAATTATTAGCTCCGGAGGCTATTCCGCTAAGTTTTGTACGTTCTGCATCCGTCATAAAACGATGAGTCGAATCTTCTTCAACGTCCGTCGCTGTATGTTTATGAGAACTTGCAGCATAACTACCCTTGGGTTGGTATGCTGAATCGTGGTTGTGATTTCCTGCCGCCTTACTATTCCAAGTAGATCTTTCCGAATCTGTGACAAATCTATGTGTAGAATCGTCCGTAATGTCAGTTGCTGCATGTTTATGAGAAGACGGTGCATAGCTACCTTTAGGTTGATATACTGAATCGTGATTATGGTTTCCCGCAGCTTTACTGTTCCAAGTGCTTTTTTCTGCATCAGTAACAAAGCGGTGAGTACTATCCGGAGTAATATCCGTTGCTTCGTGTTTATGCGAACTCGCTGCATAACTTCCTGCTGGCTGATAGACCCCTGTATGAGTATGATTCGACGGGGACGCACCAACCTCGGAAGCTGTATAAGATGGTTTACTTGCAGCTTTCGCCCATGCAGGCACATCGCTTGCTGGCATAGAAGTTGGAAAATCACTTATTTCAGACTTCTTATGAGTATGCGCTTTAGGTGTACGTGCGTCACTTAGTCGACTATCATTTCCTTGGCAAACAGTTCCGGAAGTTGTGCCAAAGTTCTTATTGAAAGCTGTATTTTTTGAGAATACAGGTTCGTATATTCCTGCATGGTTATGTGTATCCAAAGCTGCTTTCAAAACCTTCCCTTGTTCGGCAGAAAGGACCTTGCCAGTACCACCACTTGTTAGGTTGTTGACAATATCGGAAACGTTGATTTTCTTCCCTAACTCTGTTGCCATGGTAGCGGCGAAGTTCGGATCATTATTAAGGGCATTAGCCAATTCAATAAGCGTGTCGAGGGCTTCCGGTGCTCCAGCTACAAGTGCATCCACTGCATCTTTTACTTTAGCATCAACTCCAGAAACTGCGTTATTGGCGGCCTGTGCTGCCGCATTTGCGCTATCTGTGGCAGCTTTAGCAAGAGCTGTTTGCGCTACTGATGCGTTTTTGGCTGTATTAGCATCATCAGTAGCTTTTTTCGCTAAAGCTGTTTGGGCTTCCGATGCAACTTTGGCAGCGTTAGCCTCTTCTGTTGCTTGGTGGGTTTCTTCTTTGGCAGCATTAATACTTATAATTGCTGCGTTAGCGTCATTAGTAGCTTTCTTTGCAAGAGCAGTCTGTTCAACTGATGCGTTTTTGGCAGCATTTGCATCATTCGTAGCTTTTTTTACAAGTTCTAGTTGTGCGGTAGCATCTCCTGTAGCAGATGTCATTTCTTGTATAATACCGCTATACTCTGACTTACGTTGGGATTCGGCTTCTACACGTTCTGTTTCAGCAGAGACACGCCTAGTCTCATTTGAGGAACGAGTATCTTCTGCAGCTTTGCGGGTATCTTCATTTTGCTTTCTTTTATTTTCTTCGGATACCCGGGCTGTCTCCGCTGATTTACGTTCTGTTTCAGCGGACTTTCTTTTGTTTTCTTCTGATACTCGGGCTGTCTCCGCTGATTTACGGTCTGTTTCAGCAGATACGCGTTCAGATTCGACAGTAACGCGATTATCTTCGGCTGTCACACGTGCAGTTTCATTCGTTTCTCTCGTGGATTCGGCTTCTTTTCGTTCATCTTCGGCTGTTACGCGATCTGTTTCAGCTGTAGAACGTGTTGTTTCAGCCGCTTTTCGTTTGTCTTCTTCCTTCACACGTTCCGATTCTGCAGAAGAACGTCCTGTTTCAGCGGTCTTACGTGCATCTTCATTACTTTTACGTGTTTGTTCATCTGACACTCGTTTATTTTCTGTTTCAACGCGGCTAAGTTCTGCAGATACACGTTGCCCTTCAGCGGTCGCACGAGCTGCTTCCTCTGCTTTACGGGTATTCTCATTTATGATACGTACTGATTCTGCAGCTGACCGGGCTTGTTCTTCATTTGAACGATTTCTTTCAGCATCGATACGAGTAGCTTCATTGCGTTGTCGAGTATCTTCATTCGCTTCTATTTGGGTTCGGGAATCATCGGCCGTCTTTGCTGCGTCATTGGCCTTCTTTGTTGCTGCAACTACGTCATCATAGGCTTTCTTTATGAATTCAAGACTAACTTTTACACTTGTTTGTACGCCATTCACCATTTTAACGCCAATAGTGTACAATCCTACCATGCTATCAGCAAGCGTTAATTCGCTGATTTTTTTCTTTTTAATTGGCATAATTTTTTAAGTCAATATAAAATATTCCATCTTCTGTTATGATAAATTCTCCTGCTTCGGATGCAAGCAGGAAGTCTGTTTCTCCAATCCGGAAACTAGTAAATACAAGTTTCAAGGTAAATTCCCACCATACCCCATTATTAAGAAGAAAATTGTTTGTCTGGCAACTCTTATAATAGCAAGGATAGCTTTCACTCCACTCATCACAATAAAATATACGTTCCGCATCGGAATACTCATATCCTTCATTATCTGTCTTAGCAGACAGTTTTGTGAGATCATAGAGTAGGGCATCGCGATTACGCCAGAACGTTTCAATCGTCCCGGCCCGCATCAGGCATTTGAGAGATACTTCTTTGGTTTGGAATTTCACAACTTCACCGTCATAGATTGCTCCATCTTGACGTTTGAAATTCTGTAATAGGTTCTTTTTTACCGTCGGAGCCTTTAGTATTTCAGCATTGCTACCTTGCAATACGACTACGCCATAATCGGATAAGTCTTTGTTATCAATCTCGTAACCTTTAGGCATTGGAAGCTCATTTACGGGCTCCTGGTATTCGTAATCGACTTCTCGGGGGAAGTCGTTACTAAAAATAAATTTAGCAACTTCAAGGCTCGGATTAATAACATAGTTGCTTTGGGAAGACAGACGTAACTTATAACTCCTGCCGATTAAGGGAAAGTAAAATTCATGATAACTCAAGTCAGAAAGTATATCAATCAGTCCACTAATACCCAAACTGCCTATATATGCAAACTCAATGCTTACTTCAGCCGTATCCAATATAGGACTAGAAAGATCAAATTCCTGTCCGTCTTCTTCTGGCCAATCATTCTTGTCCGGTTCCTTCATGGCTGGAAATGCTACCAGGTTATTATAACTTCCCTTTGTAATACATATACCCAAACTGATATAAGCATCTATTCTGTCTATTAGTAATTGCCCTTTCATCGCTTAAGTGTTATACCTTTAGTGTTTAACGTGTCTATTCCCAGCTTTACAGCGTACATGAACTCCCTTATTTCCACAAGGTTAGATGTGTAATTGGAGATATCCGATAAATGGGAAACAATAGTATCATTACATCGAAGCATTTCAGCCATATTCTTATCCATATTTATGAGATATGACAGTTTCTCTGCTATTTTCTCTGTTCCTGAATTAATACTCTTAACTTCCTCATTTATAGAATAGGTATGCGAAGTCACTACAGCAAAACTACCGTCTAGCTTATCTGCAGAGTCTTGCGACATTGAAGCAAATCCTTTCTTTGATGCCTCACGCTCATCGTCGTTATCATTCCAGCCGAACATTTCTGCCATTGCATCTCGTTTTACTTTCATTTCATTAGAGAGCTGTTGCCCTTCTGCCTTCAGTGCATTATACTCATCTTCAGTCATACCGTCATCCATAGCATTGTTAAGTTTTTCTCTCCAAGCCATTAAGCTGTCCATGAATTCTTCTTTAAGCATAGAATTTACGATAGCATTCTTCATGTATTCCTCGAAATTGTCGGCGAAATCAGCACTATCAGCATCCATGTCTGTTAGTAGATCTTGAAAGTCAGAACGAAGAGAAGCATAATCAATAAGAGTTGTATCAGCAATTTGTTGTTCCAATACCTCTGCCACTTGTCCGACACCATTTGCGATTTGATCGGCAAATTTCTGTGTGTCTGAATCAAGTTGAGACCAGAAGATACCGGCATGTTCCTGAAGTTCCGCAAGTTGTTCATCGGTCAAATCAAATAGGCCAGTCATACGACCACCCATTTTCTTCTTAAATTCCTTTACGGACATGTCTAATGCCTCTGCTGCTTGTTTCCAGCCCTCATCTGACATATCTTCAACCTCGCTGTACCCTTTTGAGTGAGACTTTCCAGAAGCACCAGAATTTAGATACTGCCGACCTAATACTTTTGCATTCTCACTTTGCAATTTTATGTTAGCGATGGCTGCTTCATATACTGCGTTTGCAGTATCTCCTGTAAGAGTTTCTGCTAGTTCTAACTGTTTCTCAATTACCCGATCAAGAATGTTGATGTAGGATTCATATGCTTCTTTTGCCTTTTCATATTTCTCGGTCGTATCATCCTTAGTGAACATACTGAAAATCTTCGTCGCTACCTGTATTACTGCACTAATAACAGCAAGAATAACAGATGCCTTCTCAACTGTACTGATAGCGTTAGCCGATGTATCTGCTGCCATTTCAACACCACTCATAGCAGTCAATGCAAAGGTCCCTATTTCACCAATCAATGAGATAATTTCACCAGCCGGTCCACCGATTGATTTTCCAACATCAGTTAATGCGTCTGATAATTCATCTAACTGTGCTTTTACATCTTTCTCTGCTTTCTTTACCTTAGCATCCTTCTGTACCACCTTATCTTTCGCCTCATTGTATCTCGAAGTCTTTTCTTTTACTTTATCCAAAGCCTGTGCCTCGGTCAGATAAGCTTTTGTGGAATCAATTTTACCAGTCTTTTCGTTGAATTTAGAGGACTTGACACCATTTTCAATCTTAGCACCACCTTTTACAGCTTCTTGAGTCTGTTTAGCATTTTCTAATTCAATTTGCGCATTAGCTAACTCTTCCTCTGCTTCTGCTAGTTCTTTCTTCTTGTCAGATAATGATTGAAACGGGTTACGTGAATCCAATTCATCCATAATTGATTGAATAGTACTAGTATATTCGCGAAGCTGGTCCGGAGAAAGAACTTTGGCAGCCGTACTCTTTGCATTCTCTAATTGAGTCAGCAGAGAATTAAGAGTTTCAGAAGACGTTTCTTTCAGATTTTCAAATGCACGAACATACTCCGGAGACTCTTTCAACTTATCGTAATCCAGGCCCATCAATTCCATTCCCTTGTTTTTTGTCGCCTGGGCTATGGAACGATCAATCTGTTCTACTTGATCTGTATCTCCATTCTTTACAGCTTGTTTTCGTTGTTCCTGCAGGGTAGCAATATCTTCATTGAACTTTTTCTCAATTGCGAGACGTTGATCTGTATAATCCTGATACTGATTCAACAGTTCGGATAAGTCATCTCCACGATTATATTTAGTATTTGTAACTTCCTTTTTTTCATTAGCAACTTTATCAAATGCATCAAACTGTTTCTTTACTGGCTCTGATTTGACATATGCTGATGCATTGAAGGTTTTCTTTTTATTTTGTGGATTAGCTTCGAAAGCTGAACGAGCTTTTTCAATTTCTTGTAATTTCTTATCCTCTGCTTCACGCTCGATAGCCTGTAACTCTAGATTATGATTGAGTTTCCTTTGTCTAAGGACCTTTTCGCTACTCTCTTTGAGCTTGTTGATTTCAAGTTGTTCGAGTTCATTTGCAGAGTCCTCTTTCATACGCTGCTGCTCTCTATTCTGCTTATCTAGCAGGAGTTTATACTTCTCCTGTTCTTCACGGAGCTTGTGAGCTTGGTCGTCCTGCTTGGAAGATGAATCATAGACTTTTAATTCTTTTTCAGCTTCCTTCAGCTTCTTGATATTTTCTTTGTAGGAAGTAATAACGGCAGAATCTATCCCTTTGAACTTTCCAGCATCCATTTGCTTCTTTTGTGCTGAAGCGATTGATTCCAATGCTTTCGTAGCATCATCTTTTTGTTTTGTCCAAAAGGCTTTATTTTGAATGGCTGCTTTTTCTTCTTCTTTCTTTTGTTCTTCCTTTGCTTTCTTCTGAATTTCATTTATTTTCTCTACTTCTTCTTTTGCAAGACGGGCAGACTCTGCAGCTTCATTCTTCTTTTTGGCTAATCGTCCAATTTTTATACTTAATCCGGGATCCTCAATACCATCTTTTCTGTTTTTTTCAGCTTCATCGATAGCCTTTTGCCATTCAGCGGTAGCTGCATCAAGTTCTTCTTGCTTCATAACAGCTCTAACCTTAATCCCCATAACATATTGCTCATTTTTATCTTTGTTGAGTAGTTTTAAAATATCATGGAGTTCCATTGTTTTAATCTTCTCCAAATCAAGATTTTTTAAAACATTTGGCATTATAGATTGAAGTTGTTTGTATGCACTTAATTTATCAAATTGACTGGATGTTTCGTCTCTTATAATATTAACAAGGCTTTCTGCCTTATTTCTCAATTCATCAAAATGTTTTTTTTGAGTCTCCATAGCAGCATTATGCTTTTTCATAGCTCTTTCGGAGTCTGATTCTGCTGTAGCACATTTATAAATTGCATAGCCAAGTCCAGCAAAAGCAGCTGCAGCTAATACATAAGGATTAGTTAACATTGCAGCAGCATTTTTTAGTTGTGCAATAGTTTGAGCTTTGAGAGCTTTTGTCAATAAGATTCGAGAAGATGTATTCTTTGCAATCATTGTTGCCTCAATAGCATACAAGCCTTTCTTTAGGACTAAATCTGCGGCCTCAATAGCACGCTGTCGATTTACAATTGCTGTTACCGTTGCATATACTTGCTTAGCAGTACTTACAGCAAGAATACTGCCTTTGTATCCTGCAAGGGCAGTCGTAACAACAACTATTAATGCTCCTATTTCTTTCAATGCTTCTTGAGCGCTTCCGTCAGCAAAGGCTTCATTCATAGATTGTGCCGCACTGGATATCTCTTTCAAAATTTCCTGTCCTAACGGGCGAAGGGCTGCTGTTATATTATTACTAAGAAGCTTCATTTGATTCTCGGTTGATGAAGACATTTCTTTGAAAGCAGCTTCTGCTGCACCTGTTGCATTTTTCATTTGATCCAGATCGGACGCAGCACCTACTGCATTCTGTCCGGTTATCATTAGGGCGGCTTGTAAAGCTTCGTCAGTACCTAATAACTCTTTCATTTTTGTGGTACTTCCATTTGCTTCGTTATAGATGAGCTGTAATGCTTCTTGGAAAGAACGTCCGGAAAAGGCTGCATCACCTAAATGGTTAGCCGTTCCCATAATTGCCGCACGTATTTTAGTCATAGCTTCGGCTGTTGGAACTCCTTGTTTAGTTATTGATACGACAGCTGCTAGCACGTCTTCGATATCAATGCCAAAGGACGAGGCAATAGGAGCAGCTTGAGCAATACTCTTTCCAAGTTCTCCCATTGTAGTCTTACCAAGCTTGGCTGTGGTAAATAACATATCAGAAACAGATTCTGCTTCGGAAGCTCCTTTTTTATACGCATTAAGAATTGTAGTGATAGCATCTGCCGAAGTAGCCGTTTCTGTAACGCCACCGATAGCAGCCTTAGCAGATACTTTTAGAATATTCATAGCATCCGCTCCATCATGTCCTGCAGATACAATCTGATATAGTGCTTTAGCTGATTCTACGGCTCCAACTGGAACCTCTCTAGTCATATCGATAGCACTATTCATGAAATCGGTAAGACTGCCTTTTATTCCGCTTGAAAGTGTTGCAACTTCTTTCATGCTTTGCTGGAACTGCTTTTCGAAGTTATATGCTTCTTTGGCTGCTTGAGTAAAAGCGATCCCCGCACTAATGCCAATCCCTCCGAATACATCAAAAGCGGTAATTTCACCGGCCATTGCCTTTATGATTCCCATCGCTTCTTGACGCCCGGAATATAGCCTTGAATTATCTATACCTGTAGCGAAATATAACGCACCATCTTTATTCTGAATACCCATATAGCATTTATTCTTAAAATATAAAGAGGAGGTAAAATTTGGCTATTTCGAGAAGAATAAGCATCTTTGCAGTGTTCTAAGACCAAGGAACGATTTTTATTTCAACGTATTAGGGAGTTGATTCGCCTACTATATCACAATATAGGCTATCAATTCCCTTTGCTACATAATCCTAATGCGTTGCAATAGATTATGTTCCTTGGTCGGAAAGAATAGGGGAGAGATAGCCTTTTTCTATAATATATAAATTACTATTCATTAGCGCCATGACCAAGGAAAATGAGAACGTATCTGTAGCGAATAAAAGGAACTACACAGAAGAAGAAATCAATGCTGCTTACAAGAAGGGCAAGGATGAAGGAAGAATTGAAGGGATGCTCGCTTATCAGAAAAGATTGATTGAGAATCTACAGCGGGATAATGCATCTCTCAATCAGAAGCTTCAGGAGATTAAAAAATAATCCCCCATATCTTCACAGATACAAGGGACTAGAAAACATACTCTAAACCAATTTAATAAAAAAACAGTTAACCTAATATATAAACACAATGGCAAATTACCTTATCGTTTGACCTTTCCAGCAATATCGTTATATTTCTTTATCCTGACTGTCTTACTAGGGTCATCAAAAGACGGAAGTTCTACCCACTCATAATCTCGTCCTTCAACATTTCCGTCTTCGTCAGTCATCTTATTACGCTGTCTCATCACAAATGAGTACTCCTGAAGTAATATCTCTATTAATCCATAGCTACTATCCAACGTTTGATTAAACGTTAATCCTAGAGCTTCCTTTGCAATAACTAAGAATCTACTTTGGTTATATCCTTCCAGCTTTGCAGGTTCTTCCGAGCGGCTATTATCTCCGTCTCTCGTAGCGGGCTCACGTTCCGAAGCATCGTGATAGAGGTACAAAAAGGGTGGTACCCTATGCGATATATGATTGCATTGAATAATATGCGTATATCCTCCCATGTCGTATTGTCAATGAGGGCGTTTTTAAACCATGCCGGCGGATCACTTGGCTTGTTATGAATGCCCAGGCAAACGACATCGAGAAGTAGTCCTCCATATTTATTCATCAATTCTGGAAAATCAGCATTCAGCTCACCATCTTTAACAATCATTTTATCAATATCTTCTTTTTCAATTTCAAGGAGAAGTGGACGAATTCTAAACCATGTCCGGACAGTGATAGGCTTTATTACAATACAATCACCGGGATCCTTTCCTTTCGGAATAGAATCTCGGTTAGTAAAATCAAATGGAATCTTGACAGGCTGCTCCGTTACGGATTCCGATTCTTGCTGAAATAAGTTCTTTATACTCATAATTTCCTCAAGGAGCCTAGCCCGTTGTACTTCCAGGCAATACATTCAGTTATTCGCGACTAACTTTCAATACTTTCGGCTCCATTCTTCAAAAGTTTGCTCCTGCAGGCGGATTCGAACCGCCGGTATCTACATAACCAATGTAGCGCTTTTACCAACTAAGCTATACAGGAATCCAATTAGTTATTTCTTAGCTGCACTTGGAGCAGCTTCTCCGCCTTCGACATTCGCAGCATTCGCTGGGGCTTCTCCGCCTCCGGCAATAGTAACTACTTCGCGCATGAAAGCGGTCTGTCTCTTACCGTCTGCAGTAACAGCAGCTTGCATATATACACGAACAAGCAACAACTCTGCTTGCTCTGATCCGGGAGCCTGTGAAATCTTTGAGGCGATCTTGCCATTTACGATGGTATAAACGACCTTCTTACCGTCTTTAGGTAATGTTTCACACTGGAACGTTTTAGAGATAGAAGGAGTACTAAGAGGCTTTTTCCAGATATTTTTTCCTCCTGTTGTATCTACTTCACCGCCTGCCAGTTCTTTAAGGACTTCATTGGATGGAGTAGGGATGGAGAACTCAACATAATCTGTCGTATCTTTCACCAGTTCAACATAAAGGGGTTCTTCACTACCTTCTACTTCAATCTTCACTTCCTTGGGATCTGCAAAGTTAAATGCAACACTTCCTTTTGTCGGAAGAGGAAAATCTTTGAGGTCCGCTCCTGGAACACCGTCACCGACTGTTCCGAATTTAATTTTACCTACGCCCATAGCGATAGGTCTTACTTCTCCTGTCATAATTATTGATCTATTAAAATTTCTAATCTAATATTTGTACAAGCAAAGCCCTCTTTGAAGTCCGGCATTGGAACACTCCAGAGAACTGTCACTTCTTTACATGTACCGTCATTGCTATTGATTGAATCAAGCGATTTCCTTACCTTACGCCTAAGTTCCTTCATGCGCTGACGTCGGGGCATGCCGTTTTCATTCAAGGGGACAAAGATATTGACGTTAACAGGTACTTTATTAATGAAGTCGAGCTCATTCAATTGCAGGTGATTGATAACGATATGTTCATTAGTAACACCCGATTCCGATGCATCTTTGTAAATCATAACATTAGTTTTTGCAGTAATCACAGCATCGTAGACTATATCTACAGCGTCGAATTCATCCATAATCAAATCTTTCTAAAAACAGATTTCAATGTATCTCTTAGATATTTCTCACATTGCGTATTAGCTCCTGAAACTACTTCATACCCTTTAGCTTCTACGGATGCCGCGTATTCCATTCCTGCAACACCAACCAACACGTAACCACCGGAATGAGACAGAGATACTTCTTCTGCAAGCCTACGCCCTTTATACTTACCGGTTGTCTTATCAGTTCCTTTTTCACTTTCGGTAAAGTTCTCTGCAACCACTTTTCCGTTTTTCGCAATTATATATCCAATAGAGCTTCGAAGGTTACCTGTCTGGTCTTTATATGAACCACTCCGACGAGCCACTTCGATAAACTTTTCACCTCCAGCTTGCAGGAAAACAAGCATCTTGTCTTCCGCTTTGCTTTGAAAGTGTTCAAACCAACGTTCCATTTCATCAAAGGTGAATAGGGGAGTCATGCCGTTTCTCATACGTTAATAATTGAATGTGATTGATAAGGTTCCCAACAGATAATCGGTACGTCAATACCTTTGGAAGCGACTTTCAAACGCAAAAACTTACTACCTGATTGAGGCTGAATTTTGGTATAGAAATAACCATGCACTTGCGCTTCATCACCAGCCGAATTACGTTTATAGACAACAGTACCATCACTTACAGGATCATAACGTCCGGGAACGGATATTTCAATCGGTTTCCCCGGAACCCATTCACCGTTTACTGTCTTTCCGTTAACGTCGATAGTGACTATCGCTGTATGTGGATATCGTTTTACCATCTGTTACCAGCCTTTCCTTTGATAATGATTCGTTTCCCGAGTTTACCGGCTTTCTCCGGCTCCCCGTTTTCTATATACAGTTGTTTTGCAGTCTGGACATAGAAAGAACGGGGATGAGTGATAGAAAGCTTATTCTCACTGAAATCTTGTGAGTTTACTAACATGGCGTACGTATCAGCGACACAAAGACCGACTTGCTTCATGCTTTCAGCAGTACATTCTGCTTCGGAGTTGATACCCCGCTTAACGAAGACTACCTTATCCAAGAAGCCTTTCATATCCTCAATGGAGGGATATTCTAGTATTGTTTCTCTGATTGTTGCCATAATAGATGATTAATAACCCTCTTCGTCTGTTTTTTCAGTATCTTCACCTTCCGTCCATGCCTGGCCATCAGTTTTCATGATGTACATTGCATCAGGGTCATTGATTACTGGAATTGCGTTAGCTTCCGCTTTAGTCCACTCTTTGAACGGTTCCAGTTCAGACCACTTGCTGATAAAAACAAAGTCTTTTTTCAGCGTGGAAGCTTTCTTCTTGTACTCGACAGAGTGTTCTGCTGCAATAGGTCCATGCTGAACGTCGCCACACTGCAAATCTTCCAAGAAACAAATATTGGCAGCTTCCCATGGATTTACTGTAGTACGTTGATGAGCGGCATTCTCAATACGAACGGATGGACTTACAAGAACGATCTGAACACCTTCCGTATTCTCTTGGGCAGCAAGATACTCATTGATAACTTTCTTGGAGATAGTCAGCTTTTCTTTCTGATTAATCCAGCCCCTAACCTTTTCGATAACTGCCTTCTGTTTCTTCAATAGAGCAAATCTATCTTTGCGCATCACTACATATTTGATAGTAACACCTTCGGCAGAAGCGGCAACTACGGTATCTTCAATATCCTGCAAGCCGTCGGCCGTTGTAGACTTAGACCAATCCACAGCAGCAACTTTCTTGTTTTCATTAGGCATACCACAGCCTACAAATTCTTCGGTAACAATACCATTGTTATTGCTTGAATTGAGAACGAATCCACCTTTGGACATCAACTGCATACACCACCATTCAAAACGACCGCGAACAGCATTATATACAAAATCCTGATCTTTGAACGCAAGGTCAAGAATAGATTTCAAATCCGAATCACCTTCACAATCCCTGCTAAGTTGCTGGTATTCATTCCAATCACTTTCGTTCATACCGCGTTTTACAGCAGTCTTAGGAATATCACCTGACATCTTACCGATAACTTCACGTTTCTTTTGAGGTGCGGAAGAATCGAATGAAATAACGTCAGCGATAACTGGTGCACCTTTCTCACCTGTAAGAGTCTCCCATTTCAGAGAGTTCTTCTGCTTTACACCGAAGAAATTAGGGAAAAACACCGGCTTAACCTTACGCGAGTTAAGGCGGGCGCCCATATTCTTACGGTTCACTTGTTTAATTAAACTTCTTTCCATATATAGTTATGAATTAATGGATTACATAAAACGGATAAAATGAAGCAACGCTTTAATAGCATCATCAACAGGGTAGGGCATTACTGCTTCATTAACAGTACCACGCACCAAGAGACCTGACTGCTGGTTAGCTACGGTCACATCAACCTTGTTCATGGTGATAACCTCCGGGGTATACTTGAACTTTGCAGCTTTGGCAGCAGCTTTAGCAGTTACAAGTACTAACACATCATCTACTTTCACAGCCCCAATCGGACCAGCAAGAGTTATTGTGTCATAGGCCGGGGCGGTCTTGTCGATTGCGGAGATTACATCGGAAGCTCCAGTTAAAGCACCGCCGATTGTAACCGCTTCCCCAACTTTAAACACATGATTCTTTGCTACCTGAATAGCTACCGCATCGGCAGCAGCTACAGCCGTAACTCTTCCAGTCTTAACAATATGATAAAGACCGTTAGTGTCCTTACCCACCATAACAAGCGGAGGAAGTTCATCAATGATTCCCTTCAGTTCCGCACGGGCAATAGTTCCACCGCCCTGAATGTCCTCGATAATCTTTTCGATTCCGGGGGCATACTGAAATTCACTTTGCTTTTTTCTGAACATAGCTTTTAATTATTAATTATTATTCTTCAAGTCCAAGGCTGGCAGTCCCGTTATTAACACCTTCCTCGTCCTCCATTAGTTCCAGCCATTCTTTCTCTGAACGTTCTTTGGGCTTGTAGGAATTAGGCTTGTAATCACCACCGGCAACCTCATCATCTATTACTGACTGTCTGATTTCAGCGTATTCTTCTTGCAACTCTTTAATCTGATCTTCAACAGAAGTTTCAGAATTGACATCAATACGGTTAAACCACTTTTCAGGCAGTTTTGCATCTGCAAATAGTGTTCTGGCTGATGCCTGTTTCGTGGAAGTTGTGACTGTTGATACGACAGAAGATACCGATGCGGTCAACTCGGAGATTTGCTTCTGTTGGGCTTTCAATAGCTTAACTACAGATGCGGGCAAATCTTCGAAGTCTTCATCATCGTCTTCTTCATCATCGTCATCGGATTTTACTGTTTTCTTAGTCTTTTTAGCCGACTTGATAGGTTTACCATCCTTTAAACCATTGTTCTTTTCATACTCGGCAATAGCATCCTTTTTTGCTTTTTCTATTGCGGATGTGCTTTCAAGATCAGGAAGAATATTGTCTTTGAACAAGGCAATATAAGTATCAATATCCTCCTCCTTTTCGATTTTGAAGAGTTTCTGAACCTTTACAGCGTACTTTTCGTTTACACCTGCGGCTTTCAAGCCCTTTTTAATAGCATCAATGATTGTCATAACGATTTTCTATTAAAATATAAGGGGAGTAAATTTTTCCTGCTTATATATTTTATTTCAGAATCAAATGCATATATTTGTAATTATGTCAAAGTATAAAATGGATTATATAGAAGATAGACACGAATATTACAATGTGTATATATCTAAGTGTACACAATGCAAGCATTTTAATTTTGATAAATTAAAATGCCCGGCATACCCTAATGGCATTCCTGTTAAGTACCTTGATGGTTCACAGGTACATGACAAAAGAGAAAGCGACCAAAAAGGGGAGTTCGTCTTCCTAAAAGAATCCAATTAACGAGTTTTCGCTTTTGTATAATTCCATCCCATTTTTTCAGATATCCGTTTCCATAATATATGATAATGGACCACTGAAGCCATTGTTGGGGATAGTGTATTATTATTGATTCTAGCAGTAAACTCTACTCTTAGTTTGTTATTCTCCCGATTCACTAGCTTTTCGAATTTACTAATTGTAATTCCCCATCCTTCTTCGGGACGTTTCATAGCGAATGTATAATTAGGTGTTACAGCTCTCATTTCTGATACATTATGAGCTATTGCAAGATACATATCAGCCGGACTGAATGAGTTACCTATTCGTCCCAAACTCTTTTCTGGTTCTTGCCAGCCTCTTGGGTGATTATGTGTGAAAACGCAATCTTTCATCTTTGCACATTCTTCATCCGTAAACGCAACACTATATTTGGCTCCGCGCTTATCGATTACAACATTACCATTCCTGTCAAATAGGACTCCTGTCTCAAAGCTTTTATTCAGGCGTATTTCATTCTCTGTGTTGGTTATTTTGTTATAGAGTTTTCGCTCATTCCATTTTTGTTTAATATTTGCAATTTCAGAATCAGTCTTGATACGTTTAGGTTTAGAAACCTTTATAACTTCATTCGTAATAGGTTGGGAAACTATTTCTCTTTGTAGTCCTCCATCATTGGTAAAGTTATCCTTGTACCAGAAAGCCGATTGCAATCCATCTTTATTCTCGATGACGAAATCCTTTGCTCCCTGGGGAATGTCTGTAATAACCTGCTCTTTCGGAACTGTGTCATTCAGCAGGAAATCAGCAAAATTTTCCGGCTCCATGGTGATAGGAGTGGCAAAGCAGATACAAAAAGGATGAAAGCCTGTAAACTTGAACGTTTTCGGATATTTACCTACCATCGCATCACAGATCTTGCACGGTCCTCGATTATTGGCCGAGCGATGTATCTCAATACCTAATATGAAGTCTTGTTTGCTCCAACGTTCATAGTCTGCACTCCGGTAAGCTGTGTTCGTCGTTGTTGCAGATGTCCGGAGAGCGTTCTTATATGCAGAACGATAAACGCCTTGTCCTGGGTGGTAATCTTTCATCGGTTGAGACAAAACTAATTCGCCTTTCTCATTCCGGATCCTGCGAAAGCGTTTTTGGGGATTTTGCAAAATTTGCCGTATATCACTACTGATTCCGTTTGAATTACGTCCGGCAACTACGCCACTATCAAGATAGAATTCGAGTTGCGATTTCGTCTGCTGTGTAATATTCCAGACCCTATCAGATAATTTGAATCCGTTAGCGTCTATATCATTTTTTAGAGCTTCAAATGCAGATAGACTATGGGAAAACATACCATCTTTCGTTGCACTGGAAATAGCCATTCCCTTGATGAACTGGGAAATAAAATCATCATTCTTTCTTTCTGCTCGTTCCCAACCGTCCTTTTGAAATGCAGAGATATTAGCATATAGCATTGATTCAAGATTCAGCAGTTCCCGGTCAACTGCACTCTCTATTCCCTGATTGCTTATCCATACATTGTTTTTCCCCGCATCAGACCATTTACGGAGATACGGGGAAACAGAAAGTATAAACTGATTAAAGATATTGGCTATTACGGCCTGCTGTGCAGCAATTTTCTGTATATGTTGTTTATCGTAGAAAGAAAGTCCGGGCATAGCTTAGAAAGTTGCTCCTATGAGTGAATTATTCTGTGCAGTTTCTTTCTCATCATTCTTCTTACGATTCAGTTCCGCTTCCACATCATCTGTATAGGGCGAATTTTTAATAATCGTCTCTTTACTATTGAATTGAGAAGCAGTTTCAAGGTTCTTGAGTTCTTCCGCCAAATCCTGTGGGAGAATACTACCAAACTCTACCTCAATGTAGTTGTCATTTAGCTGTGATGCATATTTTGTATGTGTAATATTTGCCATTCCTGCTTGGACGATTGCTACTGTTCGTTGAACAACTGGACCAAATATTTCCATCTGTTCAGTAGCTTTTATCTCTGCATCAATCAGCATAAAACGACGTGAAGTGCCGCTAAGGTTGCCAAGTCCCATTAGTTTATTTATAGACAAGTCCGGACTGGAAGCTCCGGAATGTATTGCATCATCCAGTTGGTTTAGTTCAAGTGTAACGGATTCACAAGATTGTTGCCATGCAAGATAATCTGCATCACCGTGATACGATGTACCGGTATCTGAATCAACCTCCATACTGAAGTTCAATTCCTTACCAACCGTTTCTTTGCTCGGAAGGTTAGCTAAACCATAAGTTTTCAGTATAGGTTCAGAAAAGTAATCATTAGTATCTGATAGCCGGGAAAGTCTCATTTCTTTCTTGTCAATCAAATTAGCAACATCTTCCCAATCCGGACAATCGACCTCGGCATATACTACCGGAATCTTGCCAAAACGATTCTTTATCTTTTTCACTTGCCATACACCGTCCATGATACCGGAGTAGATAACATCTTTCGTATAAATTTTCACGCATTCGCAAGTACGGCCATTGACTTCTGCATTGTATTTATAGAGAAAACCGTCCATATCGTCGTCCTCATCAAAGTGTGGATAGAATTCACATTCGACATTACTATCCTTGGGAGTAGAAAGAATCTTAACTTTCAACTGACTTTTTCCATCGTTCTTGGTAACAGGATAGAATACAATAGCAGCCTTGGTTTCAGACAACACTTTGCGAGCAAACTCTTTCAATACAGATTGCATCTTGAGTTTTCGCTTATAGACTTTTTTGAACTCGCAGAGCCCGTCGTTCGAATCTTCTGCTGTGATAGTCATTTCACCACCAAATAGAAAAGCAACAGAATTACGAACGATCTTTTTAGGTAGGTTGGTTACGACCTTAGCTACATCGACAGTCTTGTCTTCTAGTCTCTTTGGCTTTTCGGCTCCTGTTTCGGGGTCAACTTCTACTTCTGTATCTGAATATACAGCAATCTTTTTAGGCTCCCGATACCCGACAGATTCTTTACGTCGGGTTCTGTCTCCATTGTATTCCTCCATATATTCACGAGGATTACGATTTTCACGGGTATCAACGCATAAATCACCTACTATGCTACCGAAATCTTCATTTTTCAGAATATCCTTAATGTCTGGCATATACTTTTCTTTTAAAATATACGCCCTAGAAGTATTTCCTGAAGTGGTAAGATAACATTTTTCAAAATTCATAGGTGTTTTCTCGGATATAGGCTGAATCATTTTGTATTTTCGCAGAGCGAGGCAGAGCAATATCGAATTAATTTTTAATTCGGTATATTATGTTTTGTAGAAAAAATAACAAGAGAAAGAAATTAGGTATAGTCACTCTGTATCTACTGATCCGATTAAAATATTGGATGTATAAAGAACAAGAAAAAGGTAATCCAGTCTTACAACTTTTATTGATGCTAGTTGATTTTTTCAGTAATTAATATTTGATTTAGGCATGAATGAATATAACTATCCACGCCCTACCTTACGAGTAGATGTTTGGAACTTCAAGCCAAGTGATTCTGCAAATTCTGCAAGAATTGTCATTCCGTCCGGAGCGTCGTCGTGAGCGTTATCACCTTCACGCTTGTAGCTAGTGAGTGACTTCATAAAACGCCAATAATCCGAACCTTTAGGGTATTCTGATTCGTCTAAGAATACACAATGCTTCTTTATCCAGCCAGCCTTCATTATGATACGCGTTTCTTTGTGCTGGGTTGTTGGCCGGGCTTGAATAACACACGATTTCTTTTTAGCTGTAACAAGTTTGCGTACATTGATAGCAAATATACGCCCGCCATTGTTTGATTCAATGCGTAGCTGATCGCACTCTGTATCAATAACCATCTGTGCCAGGCGCGGTTCTGTAACTTCAACAGGATCCTTTGTGAAAAGAACGTCGGTAATGAAATATCTCGGTCCGAATACCTTTGCGAATGGTGCGCAGAAATCATCATCACCTTTATCGGCTGTATCACAAGATCCGAGTGTCCCATCAGGTTTCTTTCCTGCAATATCGGCTAGTTTGAAGCGCATGAGAGACGATTTGGGGAATAGTAACCCTTTGGCCTCGAACGGTTCCTGCATATATTCGGCCATCCAAATACTTTCGTCGGTTTCAGAACGTAGTTCCTGGTAATATTCCGTAGTATGTACATCAGCGCAAAAAGTTTCATCGTTTTCATCAAGAGCTGCGATCCGGATGATTTCATTATACTTGCCGGCTTCTTCCATACGTCCGAGGACATCACTAGAGGACCAGCGGGTACCAATGTCAATCATACAGCAGCTTCCCTCAATACGTGAATCGTGCGTACCTTGTTTCCAAGACCATACCTTCTCGTTATTATTGTCGGATAACGCATCTTCCAGGCTCTTGTATAAGTCGTCGGTCATGGCAAGCATTGATGCACCGAAACCGATCACGGTGCCGCCAACACCACCACCGAAATAAGATACCTGGCGAGCGCCTTCCACATTCCAACTCTTCACATTCTGTTTATCACCTTTCAGATGAATATCAGGGAATATCTCTTTGTAACGCTTAGATTTTACAATATCACGGGTATCGTATGACAGCTTATTGTAAAGAGTATCAGAGCAACAGTTACGCATTACAGATTCTTCCGGGAAGTGACCGTACATCCAGGCTATAAACAATGAGGAAATATAAGACTTACCGGCACGTGGCGGCATACTGACAGCAAGGCGATAGATAATATTAGCTAAATAGGAGGTATACACACGCATGAACGCTTCGGCTACTTTCTTCAAGAATAATCGTTTGGCAAAGAACTTAGGATCATAGTATAAGCAGAAAGCCCAGAAATCATTCCGGGCTTCACGCTTGCGAAGTATAGTTGCTGCTTTCGCTTGTCTAAGCAGTATTTCTCTTTCACTCTTTTTCTTTACCATCAATAATAGCCTGAAGTTGTTCGTCTGTCAATGATTCCAATTCATCACCAAGGTTTACATTCGCGTCTACTTCTTTCTTGTCACGCCATTTTTCCGGCTGTCGATTCTTCAACCAGAAAATAGCGGCTGTTGTATCAGGAGGATAATGCTCTATAAATTCCTTCGAATCTGTAATCTTCCCGTTCGATGTTGCAAATTTTGTTGCTTTACAGTTATACCCAATAGCACGGTTATAGAGTCTCGATGCAACGTTAGCATCTGCTATATTTTTCCCCTTTTTTAGGGACTCAAGAAATTCGGGATAATCCTTCTTCCATTTGTTTAAAGTCTGCTCTGAAACAGAGAAGAATTCGGAGAGCTCTTTATCTGTTGCACCCAACAAACAAAGCTTTAGAGCTTGATCGGCATACTCTATTCTGTACTCTGATTTACGCCCTCTTTTTTTCTTCTCGGCCAGATTCTTCTTCTCTGTCATAAACTAACAATAACTAACAAATTGTGATAACTCTTGCCTTAGCTTGGATAATCTTCAAATTAAAATATAAATAGGGGTTACTTTTTACAGTTCTCTGGAATTACTTTAGGAACAGCATTATTCCAATTAATACTATGGTGTAGGCGTCTATACACACTTCCCATTGGGCGTATCTTTGTACAAGAAGGAGCATACATAATTGTGTAGAAAGACTTAACATAAGTCCCACTATCTAAATATATATCAGTCATTCCGCCATTTGATTGTTGAGTTGTTACTTGATTCAAAGAAACATGCGGAATCTGAAAAAACAAATTTCCTCTACTTCCTAGTAAAGTGTAGGTGTTTACATCTTCATTAATTTTACCAAAAAACTTAAAAGGCATGTTTGTATCACAAATAAATGAGTTCATTGCTTTCCGTTTAAGTAATTCACCACGAACTATATTATTCTGCTTTCCTCCGATAAAATCTCCTCTTTGAGCTAATGCAACAGCTAAAGCACCTGTTTTATTTTTGAAATCAATTAGAGCATCAAGTACTTTATCAAGATTGATAATGTTTTTCTGCTTCATTTCACCATATTGATTATAAGTGTATGAGAATTCCGTATAATCATCATCTAACTCAATAAAATATTGGTAGCCTTTTTCTTTTGCTATTTCAAAAGAAGCATTTCTCGCATAAATAATAGCTCGACGATCATTGAAGTTATCACCCTCATCTGTTTCTGATGCTATTTCTTTTTTGTCGAATACATATATGTTCTCGTAGTTTTTGCGATAACGATCTATCTTCGGATCTTCATTATCTAATACTATGATAATATCACCTGTATAGCCACATTTCCGTAATGTTTTTACTGTATGTACATTGTCAGGACGCCCATGTGTAAGTATCAATGCAACGAAGCTATTATTTTTCATCATTGCTATAATCCTCCAAATATGAGTCTGACAATTCTTTCTTTAAACAAACATATCCTAGTTCAATAGCTTTATTAAAATCTATAATGACAAGAGCTGAATTTTCCATTAAATTTTGAATGATGTTGTTTGAATGAGCATAAAATTCAGCAATTTTTCCATAATCGAAAACAATGTGCCTTGAAGCTGCAATCTGAAGAAAATCTTTAGTCTGCTTGTCTAAATTACACTCCTGAATTTGTTTCATCAGACAATTGTAAGTTTCAAGATTATAGAGTTCTGATATTGCAGGTTTATTGCCAGTCGGTGTGTAGATTGGAGATACTATTTTTTTTGTATAAAGATTATTATCTTTCTCATCGTCAGAATTATGGATATCAGTCGAAAGTTCGATCTCGTCTACTGAAAACTCCCAATCATTCAATACATCAGGCGAGAAGTTTTCTATCACTAACTTCCAATCGAATTCAGAAGTATCGGAAGTATGATTATCTGCTAGAGCTAGCAGTTTTCTCTTTTCATCTTCCGTAGATAGGTCTTTGCGCTTAATAACAATAAGCTCGGTACCGTCAGACTCAACAATACGTACTTTGAGTCCTAACTTTTGAGCTTCCTCATACACGCCATTTCCAGCGATTAACACATTGTCACGGTCGGCCAATACGGATCGACCGGCTCCACATTCAACCAGGCTTTTGTGGATAAGCCGCTTGTTTTCATCCCCATGGATACGATAGTTCCGGGGATCAATCTTAATTTCTACATTTTCTTCCATGACCAAGGAATTTTCACTAAAATATAGACTCCCCGGCTATTTTCTTTCTAATAAGTTCTTGCACTCCGTTATATATCTCATATAGCTGCTTCAATGTCTCTGGACCTTCCCATTCAGAGAAATTGCCATCCTGGAAGAAACGATACTCAAAAATGCGGGTAGCTGTCGTACCAAGGTTTAGACTTTCGAATGTTTCCCTTACTATGTGCAGCTTGTCTAATATTTCAGCGTTTCGATCTTCTGATTCATCTGAAATATCCTCAATATCTAGCCTGGAATAATCTACATTATCATCCACAGGCAGGGGCTTGTATCTACTCCTATACTGTGAAGTAGGAGAGGATGCGTTTAGCTTTATCATCTTCAAAACAAAGAAATCAAGCTCTGTATAGCCATTTCTTTTTGTCTCAAGTAATTTATCCAGTAACCTGCTTTTCTTTTGAAGGAGCGAACAAATGACCTCATTCAAGACGTCTGTTGCTTCGTCTGAAATACCAGCAAGCCCACAATGATACAAAGAGTAATCAAGCCAGCGTTCGTAGCGTTTAGTTATGTAATTATTTACTGCTTCACTTGCCATAAGCACAAAGATTTTATATATTTGCTGTTCCTAATAGCAATACAAAGCTTTATACTTATGAAAGCGGTCGGTGGTGGTACGCCGGCCGCATTTATTTTTCCAACTCTTTACCCTTGGCAATGTTGTAATTACACAAATACATCCCGATATCCATTTCGGTTACATCAGGGGGAGGAGTACTTTCACCGTAAATCTTACGTAGAGCCTCTTTATTGCCTCCCCATGCTTTCCAAAGTACCTTGGGCTCATACTTATCAGGCAGATATGGAAATAGCTCACAGAAGGCCTTGAAATCCTGTTTTGCTTTTTCTCGTTCTCTTCTGGTATTTTGAACTCCCGTAACGATATCTTTAATCAAGTTCTCGTTACGCGCATAGCCAGTTTCAGCCTTTTTTCGTACAAGTTCATTTTCTCTATGCTCAATCTCACGGCGTCTGTCTTTGCAAAAATCGGCAAGTGCAACCATGATTGCTTGATTGTTGATCTTCGATCCCCAAACGAACTGTCCGCGACTGCCGTTCTTTAACTGGGAGAAGAAAATACATAACTCGGCTAAATTCAGGTACCAGTAGCTGGATAGTATCGACAAGGCTGTTTCCGCTAGCTGGGCATTAGTCAATTCAACACCGGCATATCTCAATACAGATTTCAAATGCTCGGTAATGATCTCTATCGATGTTGAGTTGCTAAAGCTCCTGTTTACGTCTGCTAGAGTAGGTATATGCTCTGCATTAGCCACGTCATATAATGCGACATTACAGTTTAACTGCGCGATTGTCCCACTCCATTCAGCGACCAATTGAGAGGCTGTCGATCCAGTCTGTAAGGCCTGTTGTATCGGAGTTAACTCCTTTGGGGTTACTATTGTCTCCTGGACTATTTGCGACGGTCTTAGCACCACCTGCAGTCCTGTTTTTATTAATTCTCCGTTCATCTTTCTTGTTTTTAAGTTCAAATGTCAGCCATCGGGCAAAGTGAGACATCGCATCCTTAGGCGACTTCGCCGTTTCTCCTTCATTTTGCAATTTCATAAAGAACTTCTCCAGATACCCATAAAAGGTTTCTAGCGTGAAATCAGGGTTGCCGGAAGAACGAGTATTCATCGTTACTGTTTCCGCCCATGACCGATTTGATTTCAGTTCAGTATAACAGTCGTCCAAAGACTTGTCGAAAAAACTATCAGCCGGAAACAGATCTCCCACGCGTAAGGGAGATATTGTCTTATTGTCTTTAGTCTTATCTTTAATGTTAACCGTTTTACTTACCCTTTTACTTACCGTTTTACTTACCTCTTTACTTACCGTTTTACTTTCGTCAAGTAAGTAATAAACTGGCGATTTTGCATTCTTTTTACCCGATTCGAAAGTTATTAAACCTTTTTGCTGCAATCTGTTCCTAACTTCAATGACGGTCTTCTCTGATATACCGGTTGCGAGGACGATAGTCTTGTTGGGATGTTCAAACGGATTCTGCCAACCCCGAATATTGCACTCATTCAAGAGATAGAAGTACAAAAAGACTTCGTTCGGGCTGAATTCTACACTTCGATTCATCTTCCAAAATTGGTTTATATAATCTATATAGGTCATTGTATGCTATGCCGTCAGTTTCTGACGTATTAAGTTCATATTCTTTTTCACGAGTCCGATAATACGGTTATGGTACTCGGTATTACTATTGCAGGCTCCACGGGACTGAACAATACTGAATGTCTTTAAATTGACCTCTACGGTCTCAATATGTTTCTTGCCGATTCGAGCAGAAAGAATGAGTGAATCCTTTTCTTTATAATATTTATTTGTAAAGACGCAATGGTGCATGATTTCACCTTCTTGTTGAAACTCTTCAAGACTTTTGAGCGGTACTACGACTATTTTACCATCAGACATTTTTAGGTCAAAGAACTTCGATTTTTCTTTGATATAATTCTCTGCATCCTTCTTGAGTTTAAGCAATTGTTGCATTTCTTTAGCCTTGCGTTCTTTTTCATCATCACGTTTCTTTCTCGCCACATACAAGTCATGGGCTTTTTTTAGATTCTTAGGACAAACGTAATGGGCGTTATGCAGATCCTTACGATAATGTTCAAGTAGTTTCAGATAATCAAACCACATGGAAACATCCTTAATCCGATATTTATTTCGAAGGCAAATTTTAATAGACGGCCAATACATATCAATCTTGTAACGGTGTCCCTCGAAATAATCTATTAATTCATAACGTCTTGCCTTTAGAAGTGTTTCAGCCTTGGGAAAATGGGGAATTGTAATGGTGGCAGTAAGAAATGACATACCGCGTAATTTACAATCTATACCCATTTGAATATACTTAGGTCTAAAGACGGAGGCTGGATGATAGCGTTCACAATAAACATCATTACTACAACTGTAATAATATGATCCAACAACTTTATTACGTATCTCCAAATCTCCACACCATCCACAATATCCCGTATTGTTAGCACGAGCTACTACCTCCCGGTTGCCATCATCTTTTATCCAATGTTGCAGTATCTCACGAATAAAATAACGAGGATTCGCTTCTGCCTGATAGTAAGCAATCAATTCAAAGCTTCGGATAACTTGGAATTCTTCACAAATTTCCGCTTTGGCAATAAACATCGATTGTTTGTCTGTACGCTTCCTTGACTGTTCTATCTTCAAGGATGCACCACAATGAGGACAAATAGCACGCTTACGCTTTACAGGTTCCGGAGAGAAGCGCTGCCCGCATTCCATGCATATAACGCGTGTCTTGGTTGCATATCCTATATGTTTTAAACAATCGCTTTTAGCCCAGTCAATCATCATATTCTCAATATTAGGTAGCTGGCTACTTAAACCTGCTACTCTAAGCTGTAATTTCGTTCTTGGCTTCATAAGTCTTCAAATAATAAAAATTGTCCGGAAGGTATTTGCTTTTTCATCCCTTTACGCTTATTAGGGGCAGAAGCAGGCTTTTTAATTTCTGGTTGTTCTGTAGATGCTTCTTTTTTCACATTTCCAGCTGATACCTTATAATTGGTTTGCTTACTAACTTTGATATCATCTTCATCGTAGTAATGAACTGCTAATCCGAATACTTCATCATCAGACATACATACAACACTACCACCACGTTTTTTAGCTTCACCTATAATGTAATTGCAACATTCATCTATATTCTTATTTTGCTTCGCAAAAGAGGTGGCAAAGAGGGAATCTCTTTTTGCACGTTGCTCTAAATAAGATTGAATAACCTGTTTAAATGATTGGTTCTCTTTTCCCATGACTTTAATTATTAATTGATAAAGGCATTAATAGATAGGTTAAGCTTTTTACTTCTTCGTCGCAGCGGGTAAGAAGTGAAGCCTGCGATGGATCGCTCATAGTGATGGCAATATCTTCCGAAGGAATGTTATTCATCATTTCAATCAAGAAGCTACTTCTAAAGCCGATTTCAATATTACAGCCTGACTGCAGGGTAATCGTTTCTTCTGCAGACTTAGAAAAATCTAAATCATGAGCTGCAATTTTAAGAGAGTCAGAATCGAACTTGAGAACTACCAAAGACGAACTTTCATCACAGAAGACAGATACGCGCTTTAAAGCTGACACAATATCAGCTTTCTTTAATACAGCACGATTTGGTTGCTTTTGAGGAATAACAGCGCGATAGTTAGGATACCGGCCTTCGATCATACGGCAGATTAACCGGTATGAATCAAACTCAAATAAAATATTAGTCTGATTTACCGATATCTCTACTTCCATGCAATCTTCCGGAACAATGTTAGAAAGTACTTTAGCAAACTTGCTCGGCAGGATAAAGGCCGCCCGTTCCTTGCGCGTATAAGCGGATGGATTCTCAATCATTGCTAGGCGGGTACCATCTGTTGCGACAAATGACATTGAATCTAAACCGATATCAAAATAGACACCATTCAGTACCGGACGGAGTTCATCATTGGCACTACAGATCAAAACTTGCCTTATTCCGTATAATAAATCATTGCCTGATACAAGAAATGGGCTGGCGGTATCATCCGTACTCATAGATGGGTATTGATCTCCTTTCTCAATAGGTATTGAGAACTTACCGTTTGCATACTTGACAATCAATTCCTTTTCAAGGATGGATATAATCAAAGGTTGTTCGGGAATTTCTTTTAGTCCGTCAAGTAATGTTTTTGCATTAGCCATGAAAGTGTAATTGGTGAAGTCTGCGGTACCATCTATGTTTGTAGAGATGCGTCCACCTTCTTCACCTGCGGTTACTAGAATGACTCCAAATTCATCTATAACAAACAAAAAGTTGTCATAGGCAGGTAATGAGTTTTTAGGCTGTATAATTCGCCCGACTGATTTTAGCTTATCTGATAAAGCTGTTTTTGATACTGTAATTTCCATGCGTCATTGTTTTTTGGCGCATAACATAAAGAGGAGATAGGTTTCAGTAATTAAAAGCTATTAAATTGTATAGGAACAACAAAAGCCGGATAAAATCATTGTTTTATCCAGCTCAACACCATTATGTTTGCAAATATAGAGAGAGTTTTTGTATTTGCAAACGTTTCACTCTTTTTTTTCTTCTTTTTTTTGCAATAAATCCAATACAGCGCGATTTGCCTTGTCGCAAATACTATAATCTATATCAATGTAAATATCAGCCATTTTATAGTCATTGTTCACATGGCCAAGACAGAAGTCGATGTCAGCTTTTGGTACTCCGGCTTTATTTCTTGCTAAACTAGCCCATGTGTGGCGCGCCCAATTAGTAGTAACTTTAAAATCAATCTCTAAATTTAAGCAAATGTCTTTCAGCCCACTATTGATTGCACGCATGAAATTGTTCAAGCTGCAATAGTTAGTATGAAAGTAGGAGAGGAAATACCCTTCTGTATATTTATCAAGAAGTGTGCGAAGTTCCGGTTCGATCTTTACGGAAAGTGGTACCTGTTCGTGATTCTTATCCGTATTCGTTTTTGAACGTGTGTACTCTAATCTTCCACGACGTTCGCACGAAATACTATAAAGGTCGTTGATGTTGACCCCCATCATGTAAAACATCATCATAAATACGTCTCGTGCCATATTAGTTCGTCTTTTATCGGACTGGAAATCTCGAATTCTTAATAAGGTATTGATGTCTATATTCTTTCTTTTTCTTCGATACTCCGGAATCTCTGCCTTTTTAAACGGATCACCAGGTATTCTTATGATATCGAAGTCCTCGTTGTTATAATAGAGTTTGGCTTTGTTGTATAATGCTCTTAAACCTCTAAGATAATGGCTTATTGTGCCAGGTTCTAGCGGAATACCTGCTGGGCCTGATTGATACAGGTCTTTTATCATCTTATTTAGTAGGAATGAGGTGATTAACTTAATATCTATCTTTTTCCTTTTCGTGTACCAGCATAGAGTATCGATAGAAGAGCTGTACCATTCGGCTGTTTTCTTCTTTTTCGTCTGAATTACTATGTTTTGAGCGAATTCTACGAAGTCTATAAATTCAGCATCAGGAGCGAGAGATTTTTCTATTTCCTCCTTGAGATCCATGCAAGACATGAATTGTGTTCTATCTTGCCCCAATTTTAAATATTCTCTCCGGATCTTCTGGATATACGCATTTATTTCGTATTCTATCATTTCTCCGTTTGTCACTCCCGATAAGATTCTTCCGGATTCGTCCATGTTTTCAGGGCGGATATAATAAGCGGTAGATATATACTGTGACTCTCTATTATGATATATTCTAATCTTTATATTAGATGTTCCATCTAGTTTTATGTGTTTTCCAGTTTGGAAAACAACTGCTTTAAATGTTGCCATATACTGTTTTAATGTTTTTTAAATGTTTAAAAATGCATTAAACAGCTTGAATCGGGGTTATTTGATAGGAAATTGCTTTAATTTCCCCTAAACGAATGTAAATAGAGAAACTTGTTCAAAGATAGTTCAAAGAAATACCCTCTTTATTTGCCCCAAAACGGGGTATAATTGTGTCTAATTTACATAAACGAAAAAAGCCGATACAAACTGTATCAGCTCAACACCATTCAATTTTTCTTGACTTGAATTTTTCGTCGGGGTAGCGGGATTCGAACCCACGACCCCCTGCTCCCAAAGCAGGTGCGCTAACCGGACTGCGCTACACCCCGAAA